CTAAAATGTTACCTGTTCCATATATTCTGCTAACTTGTCGATGCCTTCTCGAGCATCTGACTGATTCATGCCAGCATATATGCGAAGCGTCACATCGGGCGTAGAGTGACCGGCAAGCCGCTGTACAGTTGAAACATCAACACCGCTGCGAATCATATTCGTTACAAAAGACTTACGCAGACCGTGCAATGTGATGCGAGGTGTAAGGTGGTTTGCTTCAATAATATCTTTCAGCCACTTGTTTGGCCTGTTAATGCCTAAACGTTTTTCAAAGTGTTGTGGAGATGGGAACAGTGGCCGATCATCTCTAATGCTGATAATCTTGCTTGTGTCAAGTAATGCTATCCACTTTTTAAGCTGTATTGTCACTTTCGGGGTTAATGGTATTGTGCGCATACCCGCGGTTGACTTGGTGCCTTTAATTGATTCCTTACCATTCAGACCAGTTGCATAGGCTTTATTGATTGACAGTGTGGACGTTTTGAAATTAACATCTGATACGTTCAGGGCGCATAGTTCTTCACGCCTGATACCGGTGCTAACCATCAGCAGAAACATTGTGTACTTTTCTGGATCGTTATTAGGATCAATGCAAGTTAGGAATCGGGCGACTTGCTTGTTATCCCAGTAAACTGGTGACTTTCCAGATCGTACCCCGCGTGGCAATTCGACACCGTCTGCGGGGTTCTTTTCGATGTACTGCATCTTAACAGCAAATGAGAGTATCTTCTTCAAATAAATGAAACGTTCCTTGTATGCCTTGGTGGTTGTTTCTCGCCACTGACTGACAGCACTTTGAATGCTGCCGGTTTTTATCGCGGTGAGAGTTTTAGAACCAAACATAGGGATCAAGTGGTTATGGAAAAGCTGCTTTGTCTTATAGGCTGTACTTCCTTCCACAGTTTGAACATAGATCGGCCACCACTGATTGTACAAATCACTAAAGGTCTGAACCGGTGGGGTAGTGTCGTTTTCATCATATAAACCATTAGCCACGTCTAGCTTGAGTTTTGACTCTAGTAGACGTGCTTTTTGCATGCTTTGAACATTGCGAACAATATTCTTGCGTTTTCCAGCAACAAGCCCAGCATTGACCGTTACGCGGTAGCGAACTGCACCAGACTTAAGCTTTACTTTTTTAATTGCCATATTCTTCTCCTATCCGTCACGCTGGGCAGGCGGTGTTAGATTGGAGAGTTTTACTCAAATTCGAGTAAAAGGTGGCGGCCTAAAATTCGGCCATGATATTGGATTTATTATTTTGGAATAATAGATGCTTCTACAGTACGTCCGTATGGAAGATTAACAATCATCTTATAATCACTGTCGGCTTCGAAATTAAGGCGTTTGGGTGCAAAACTAAGCGAGACATATTCGACAATGTGCTGGGTGCATGAAGTATAAAACTGTTCTTGAAATGCTGCAGGCATTTTATCGAAATACATTCGTTTAAATTGCAACGCTTCTTCTTGGTGCTTGTCTTGTGACCACCCCGCGACGTATACATAAGCCGAATAAGGTACCTTATAATCCTGAGGATCGCTCAGGCCTTTATTAAAAAAGAATACCCCAACTCTAAAATGGTATTTATTCACAGAGAGCTGTCCGTTATCAGCTGAAATAATTAAATTGAAATAACTCCCACCTGGGTCGTCGTTTACAGAAATTATATTCAGTGCTGAAAGCTTGTCAGCAACAGCATCATAAGATAGATCAAACGGTACAAAATCAAAAAAATCAGCTGGAGTTATACCGAAATATAAACACAGTCTATTGAGCGTTACCGACTGAATACCACCGCCAACATTGTTGACCAAATTTGAAATAGTTGTTCTTGACAACCCAGTATCATCATGAACTTTTTTAATTGAATATCCCTTTTGAGCAATTAAAACATTAAGTCTATTTTGAAGCATATTCGTCACCTCACGGGTAATTATACAAAATTTGAAGTCGTGTGACTATAAAAGTTTTCAAATAGCCTATTGACTGACGTAAAAAAAAGGGGCGCTATTATGTTGTTAAGTAACCAGATTTAAGGTTAATTAACAGCTTAACAGTTCACAGGAAAGGAGTGGATATACATGAAAGCAGAACTAGTATTGTCAGAAGACTTCGACAAGCAGCTGCAAGATCGTATTCATCAGGAAGTGATCCAAGCAGTTAGCAAGCTTGCGTCACAGCACGAAGAATCGAAAAAGTTGAATATCGGGCAAGCAGCAGCTTATGCCGGTGTTGCTCGTAACACGCTGCTGTCTTGGACTAAGAAAGGGTTGTTGGTACAGGTCGTCGGTGGCGTAAAACGTATCAATACCGCAGACATAGACGATTACATGAATAACCACGGCAAGTAATCACGCTGGGCAGGCGGCAAATTGTAAGCAACTTATGACAGGCACATAAAGCCAGAAAGAGAAATATATGAAAGTGGTTTATCCGTCAATCGTGGAGCAATTCTACGAGGGCTTGAAACTTGAAGGCGTAACAGTTGGTAAGGATGAGGTATATCGTACCATGGTCGAGACCAACTTAATTGACGAAAACGGTGTTCCTACACAATACGCATTGGACAATGGCTTTATCAAGTGTAATGAGCCGGAAAGCCTAGCAGAGTTAAAGGAGCTTTATCCTAATCTTCAGAAATACTCAGACGATCATTTCATGAAGACTGACGAAGGCTGGTACGCTGATGCCTTTGTATTACGTAGCGAATCCATGCTTTTATTGAACGATCCGGCTACGTCCGAAACAGACAAGCAAAATGCTCGGATCGTCCTTAACCATATCAAGGAGGATGATGCCGATGACTAGCCTTATTACGTGGATATTTATCCATCCGACAGTTATACCCGTTATGCTGATGGTTTTCATGAACGGTGGCGTGCTGGGAGCGTTTCTGCAATTTAGAGAGGACTATGACCATGGCAAAAATGATAAATAGCAAGTATGGGTGGACGTGGCCACAGTTTGTAAAGGCTGACGCTGATTGTGATCGGTATTGGCAAGCTCAAAAAGCCGAAAAACGTTCACTAATTGAGGCTACAAAAAAATCGCCAAGAGTGGCAGCTCAAGGCGAGAAGAGGACAAGCGAAAAGATACATATCAACTTTTAGCTTGTCTCTATTAGATGTTTTTGTCAAGGAAAATGGAGGCAATTAATATGAAAAATGTTTCAACTACTGTTAATAAGCCATTAGATTTGGGTGATTCGCTGTACGACTTGCGCAAAGCAAAAGGGGCACTATCTGCACTATGCGATGAACTAGATGAGTTCGGTATCTCAGTTTGCCATTTCGATAACAATCACTCGCACGAAAATGCCACATTGGTAGCTTTAGAGGCTTTACGAGACTTTGATACGTGGAAATGCCTAGTCTTTTGTGCCCGAGATATTATCACCGACCAGATTACCGCTATTGACCTCCCTGAAACTGATGAGGGGGAAAAATGATGAAGGAAGATTACTATACAACCGCACAGGCACTTTTAAGCGATACAAGTGCAATGGTGAATATCTTGCGACATCAGATCAACAATGAACAGCAATCAGCACTGGCCGACACAGTCGCTGACATGATCATTGATGCTCGCCGTCTACTTATGGAGGGAGATGCTGTCGATGGTCGACGTGCTTAAAGTAGCGCTTGGATATCAACAGCATGGCTTTGCAGTCTATCCACTTGCGCCCGCTACCAGAACACCGCTTGCTGGTTCCCACGGCTATAAGGACGCTACCAAAGACCCAGAACAAGCCAAGAAATGGTGGGGCGAACATCCTAATTACAATATTGGCTTAGGACTTGATGGTGTGCTTGTATTCGATATCGATATGGGGCATAAAAACGGGGCTAATGGCAATGAGACGTTGGCTAAATTGTGCGCTGATGGTCGTGCTGGTCAGATTCCTTCTAGCTATGTTGAAACCACCCCAAACGGCGGACTTCATGTTTTCTTCACCTATCCCAAAGAATTGAAGCTAACCAGTCGGTCGGATTTGTTCTCTAAGAATGGCGAGAAAACCGGCCTTGACTATGTCGCGACTGGTGTACCAGTTTTCCCTAGCATTCGCGAGAATGGCATGTATCAACCACTCAAAGGGCACAAGATCACCAAAATAGCCCCAGTGCCTCAGTGGTTACTAGATGAAATCCAACGTGTCAGCCACCCTAACATGAGTAATTACCACAACAACGCAGATTCATGGTTTGGACATTTTATTAATCGTCTGGTAGATGGTACAGACGAGGGGAACCGTAACCAGTGGATGGCAAGCATCGCCGGTTCAGTCTTCCGTTCTGGCGCCAATCCAGATAAATGTACCGATCTCATTCAAACTGTTAATCAGTGCTACGTTCGGCCTCCCTTGCCTAATGGCGAGCTAGTCAAAATCATCAATTCAATCAGCAAGCGCGAAATCGCGCGTCGAAGTTAGGCGGTGAAGCATATGGACAGTTTGAAAGAAGCATTAAACAAGTCGCCTGAGTTTACTCAGCTCAAAGTCATTGCTAAAAGCACATTGGAACCATTTGACGTGAACAAGTATCCAGATCCGCCAGATAAGACTGAAAAAGGAATTCGAGCGTACAACAAGGAACTGGCGAAAAAGCTACCCAGTTGGCTAAAAGTGTGGTTTCAGTCAGAACAGAAAGACGAAAACGATCCTAAAAGTGCGATCATTCATCGGCATATCAAGGTGGACTTCTTAGCCTATGGATATCACTTCATGAATAAAACACGGGTAGAAAGTTTTCCCGGGTTGAGTGAAGGCGCCATTTATGAGCCCAGCAAAGGGACATGGCGCACGTTTGGCAAGGGCGAGTTCACTAAGACCACCGAGAGCCGAACCACCAAAGAGATGCTCAAATGGGGGCTGTATCGTGAAAGTGATATTACAGGCGCCAGACGATTCTTGCAACGTATCAGCTATAACGAGGAATACGGCAAGCGATCACCATTTGATGAGAACCCACATCCAGAACTAGTTGCATTCGCTAACGGCACATACAGCATACGGACCAATAAGATGCAGAAAAGTAGCGCTGACAATTACATGCTGAACGCTCATGAGTACGCGGTCGATCCAGATAGGGACGATTGCCCAGAGACTGAACGACTGCTTGCAGCTATGATGGGCGATGCCGCGATCACATTTGAGGAATTCATCGGTTATATGTTCTATCGGTCTTATCGTCCATTCCAAGCATTTCTATGGTTGTATGGTACCGGCGGTGAAGGCAAAAGCACACTTATTCGCAGAATTACTAACCTCATCGGGCGTGACAATGTGTCAGCATCAAAACCAGCAGACCTTGCCAATGGTGACCGTCGTTTTGAAACAGCCAACCTATACGGCAAGGAAGCAAATATCGTGGCAGACGTCGGGTCAGATTACCTCAAGAGCACAGCCGCGATTAAGTCGCTAACTGGCGGTGATTATATACCAGCAGAGTTTAAAGGCATTCAGAACTTTAAGTTTATGAATTATGCCAAGCTACTGTTCAGTGCCAATGAAATGCCCGCATTCAGTGACCATAGCAGCGGTTTTGCTGATCGGGTGACCGTGATCAAAATGATTAACGGTGACACCCGACACACACACTGGTGGGATCAGTTTGACGATGCCAAGATGGACGAAGAAACGCCACGCTTCGCTATGAAATGCATGCATATGTTTGCCAAGGCACTTGAAAGGGGTGGCCTAGCAAAACCTGATTCGGTAGTAAACGCAAGCCAAGAGTGGCTGGACGCTAACGATCACTTCAAAGAATTCCTTGACGAATATGCTTCTATCGATGCAAAGGATGATCGCGGTGAAGCAACTACAGTTGTGACAGCAGAGTATAAGCGCTTTTGCCAAATGAACAACTACACTGATAGAACGAGCACACAAGCGATCGCGAAAAAACTAGCTGCCTACCACGTTTCTAAAGATCGAAGCCGAAGGGGCTTTAACAACGACGGTGGAAATGTTCAGCGATTCATCGGCTTACATCTAACGGGTTCACTTATAAATGATCAATTTAACGAGTAGTCGCCCCTTGTTCCAGTTTTTTTGGAACACTGTTCCAGAAAATAAATCGTTTTTGGAACACACAAATGCCTTAGTGGCGCGGATAGGAAGCCCTTGTTCCAGATGTTCCAGAAAATTTGGGATATTTGGAAATAAAAAAATAAAGACATTTAATTATTCGTGAGCTAGTGGGCTACAAAAAAGTTAGAAAAATTGGATATTTTCTGGAACATCTGGAACAACACTAGAGCCACAAGGTATACAGCAATAATTTTCTGGAACAAACTTGGAACACTGTTCCAGAAAATCTGGAACACGAAAGGAAGAAAATAATATGGATACAGTATGGGAAGTATTTCATGGTCAGAGTTTAAAAGAAATCGTTGATCAGGCACATCAAGATATGCCTGCGCCGTATCACGCCTCTCAAGTGAGCGTTCAATATCTCAACAAAGAATGGGTGGTTACGGTGCTTGGTGAGCTCGACAAGGAGGAATTATCATGAAGAACTATTCAATTGCCCGCCTGAACAAGGTGGCTGAAATCGGTAAGACAGTTAGTCGCAGGACTGGCGCAGGTATTAACATCTCTACATTTACGCCGACTGGTACCCTGTTCTACGGCTCATATAACCGCACTGTGACACAGACCTACCAGATCACGGGCACAGACCTAGCGGACACCATAGCGATCGTAATACGCCACACTGACGCGATAGACGACAGCACACAGATAAAAATTAATGGCACCGTGTACGCGATCCAGTCCATTGCCTATGATGATGATCCTAATGCGTTCGATGTTGTGACACTCAAGAAGACAACCAAAGGAGCTTAGAACGATGAAGCTATTTGAATATACTGCGTATCAAGGAGAACTAAACGGCGTTATTGACAAGTTCATGATGTTACACAGACATCAAGTTGAGTTTATTCGGGTATCTGTTACACCGAATAACCTTCTGACTGTTCAGCTTTACTATCAAGATGATAAGCCTGAACCCGAAACGGCAGGCGTATTGGCATGATTATGAAGCTGTGTAACCATGCTGGGTGCAACATCATGGTGCCGTTCAATCAACGGTACTGTGATAAGCACCAGCCAGAACCACGAGCGTCCGACAATGAAAGCTACGCATATCGCAAAGCAATTGGTGGTCGTTACTTCAAGTTCTACAGGTCCAAGGCATGGCGTAAGATGTCTTACTCGTATCGCCTAGCACATCCACTGTGTGAACGATGCCAAGCAAACGGCTTATATGTGCAAGCTAAAGTGGTAGACCATCGAGTGCCGATACGCGTGGACTGGAGCCGCAGACTGGACGAGAGCAACTTACAAAGCCTATGTAATGCTTGCCACGGAACCAAAACGAAAGTAGAAGACGCGGCACGCTACCCCCCACATAAATACGGGGGCTAGGTCATCTAGTCTTGAGGACCAAACAAGGTAGTTTCGTTGTTGAAAATCATTGATAACCGCAATATATCATGGGTATTTGGTACTATGTGTTATAATTAAGTTAGATAAGTCTAATTGTAATTATAAAGAAAGGACGTGATCGAGATGGGAGCACCACTGAAATCTATTACGCAAATGCGCGGCGTAATGAGTAAAAAGAATCTGGCAGACCGGCGTGAAATGGAAGAATCACTATTCACCTATCAAGAATTAGTTGACCAGCCCCCCGCATGGCTTGATGAATATGCAGTGACTGAATGGCAGCGTATTGTACCACTGCTCAAAAAAGACATTCCAGTTAGTGAACTAGATGCTGCCCTGATTGCCAGTCATTGCCAAGCCTATTCTGACATCCAGAAAGCTGCTGAGTTGGTTCAAGAACAAGGCATGATGGTTGACACCGCCGATAGTGTGAAAGCTAACCCAGCAGTCAAAATGAAGCTTGATGCCACTAATCAGATGATCCGCATTGATGGCTTGCTTGGCTTGTCAGTCTACAGTCGGGCAAAGCTGGCAGTGAAGAATGAGACTAAGAAGAAGCCTGACGATCCGTTCGCGGATCTGATGTCATCATGAACTATGCGACTGAATACACAGACAAGGTACTAAGCGGTGAGATTGTTGCTTGTAAAAAGATCAAGCAAGCAGCAAGGCGTTATCGCAAAGACTTGAGAGCCAGCAAGCGCAAAAAGAATCCATGGCCGTATTACTTTGATGAGGACTTTGCCAACAAAGCCATTGAGTTTATCGAACTGATGCCGGCACGTGATGGATCACCACTCAAGCTAGAACTATTTCAGAAGTGGTTGATTTCCGAGCTGTTCGGGTGGCGTGATAAGGCAACCGGTAACCGTCGTTATGATCGAGCTTACATTAGTATGGCTAGAAAGAACGGAAAATCGTACCTAATGGCCGATCTGGGCGCGCTGTATCTCCTCATGGAAAACAAGCCAGCCATGAACCGAGAGATTGTCTACACAGCCAACAGCAACGCTCAAGCACGCTTAGCTTTTGGAATGATGTCTAGTGGTTTGCGTCAGGTCTCCAAGATGTCTAAATCGGTGCGTGATCGTTTGAAGATCAATCGCAACGAAATTATCGACTTGCCGAGCAACAGCCGAGCTGTTCCGCTTGCGTCTGATCTGCACAGCCTAGACGGATACCAAAGTGACTTGGCTATTATTGATGAGTTCGCCTTAGCTCGTAATGATGAGATTCTGCGAACACTAAAATTCGGCCAGATCAACAGTGAAAACAGTTTGCTGGCCGTCATCTCGACCACGGGGCCAGACCTGAATGGCCCTATGTATAAAGAATATAAATTTGTCTCCAAAGTCTTAACCGGTCGCGAACAAGCAGATCGGTATTTTATTGCCGTCTGGACGCAGGATAGCAAGGATGAAGCCTTTGCACCAGAGACTTGGGAGAAGTCGAATCCACTACTGGCTAATGCTGAAAGAGCGAAGACGATGCGGCCTAGCTTGCAAGCTGATGTTGATCTAGCAGCCAAACAAGGAACCCTGCGGCCAATTCTCGTCAAGAACTTCAACACCTGGCAATCAGCCAGAGCAGACAGTTACATCAGTCTGGACGACTGGGAGAAAGCCACTATCGAGCAACCAGACACCAGAGACAAGGACGTGTATATCGGTCTTGACCTTTCCAAGTCTAGCGACCTTACTAGTATCTCGTGGCTGGTTCCAGAAGATGGCTACCTGTATGCCGACAGCCACTCATTCGTGGGAACGAAGTACGGACTGGAAGAAAAGATAAAGCGTGACGGATTCGATTACATCAGTGGTGCTAGTCGTGGCGAATGCAGTATCACCAAGCTGGAAAGCGGGATGATCGATTATAACGAAGTTTTGCGCTTCATTCTCGACCTGATCGAGCGGAACCAGTGGAACGTACGTGCTATCTGTTATGATCCATGGTCGTTTTCATACCTGCTGCCAGAGTTTGAAAAACGAGATATGCCAATGGTCGAAGTTCGCCAAGGTAGGCTCACATTGTCAATACCTACGGTGAGGTTCCGTGATGATCTCTTTAACGGCCTCATCAAGCATGCAGACAACCAACTACTAGCCTATGCGGTGAACAACGCTATTCTGAAATACGATTCCAACTCGAACCCACTGATCGATAAGGCTCACAACGCTACAAAGATTGATCCAATAGCCGCACTAATGAATGCATACACAATAGCAATGAATCAAAGCAAGGAAAGCGAGGTGGCAGACAATCAATTTTATTCGAGCGATGACTTTAGTTTTTAATGTGCAGACCGTGCTATTACTACTGGGGCTGATCTGTATGGTTGTCGGTATCTGGTGGCTGTTCGGGTTTGGTGTTGGCATGATAGCAGTCGGCACGGCCCTGATCTCCATCGCAGTCATTATCAACTTCAACAAAGGGAGGTGAAACAATGAGCTTTTTCACGAATAGCGCGACACAACCACGCGATGACAACAGGACCCGTTCTTAGATGCGCTTGTCAGCATGACCAGCAACGACAGTGGCCTATATGTGGGTATTGGTGCTTTACGCAATTCGGATGTGTTTACGGCCGTGCGCGTGATTGCCAGTGATCTTGCAACCAACCCGATTGAGTACAGTGACAAGCGTATCAGCGTGCTCCTTAACAAAGCACCCAATGACCACATGACCGCGTGGGCATTCAAATTTTCTCTAGCAGCTAACATGTTGCTGAATGGTAACAGCTTTGCACGGGTTACTAAGAACCCCAGCGGACAGGTCACTGGCTTCGAGTTAGTGCCCAACAGCCAAATGGTGGTTAAACAAGACGATACAACCGGCATTATCAGCTACGAATACACGCCTGACAGTGGCCGCTCACAGCGTTTAAATGCCAGCGAGGTCTTACACTTCAAGTGCTTCACGCAAGACGGTTACAAAGGAATATCGCCACTTTATAGCCTCCATGATGAGGTTGGGGTGCAAAAGTCTGGGCATGCGTTGCTGAAAGGTTTCTTTAACTCCGGTGTCCAAGGGACAGGCATTCTTAAGGTCAACAAGACCCAGCTAGACACCAAGGCCAAAGAAAACATCCGGAATAAATTTGAAGCTGCCAACAGTGGCGATAATGCCCTTAAGACCATCATTCTCGACAATGATATGGATTACAAGCAACTCGAAGTTAATACTGACGTGCTGAATCTAGTTAATTCTAGCGATTGGACAACGAAGCAGATTGCTAAAGCGTTCGGGTTGCCACTGGATCGGCTGGGTATCGAAAGCGAGCACTCCAATGCCGTACAGTCGAATCTGGTTTATCTGCAAAACACACTGATTCAGTATTTTACCTGCTTCACAAGTGAGATGGATGCCAAGCTTTCGACTGGCGACAACCGGTTCAGCTTCAACACTGACAAGCTGTTTTCAGCGGACCCAGCCACGATGCAAGAACTAGCAGTTAAGGGGCTGCAAGGCGGTATTCTGACCACTAATGAAGCACGAGCTAGGTTAAACCTACCCCCAGTTACCGGTGGAGATGATATTATGGCCAGTCTGAACTACACACCACTAAGCAACCTTGTCACTTATCAAGATAATCAGAAAGGAAGCGCGCCTAATGAACCAAGATGACGTAGAAAAGCGCCTGAATCCTAACGCTGGTCTAACTGCCGCAGCAGACGACAGCCAAGACCAAGACGATCCAGACACACAGCAACAGGAAGACACCACTAGCGGTCCAAAGAAACTAAGTGGTTATGCAGTAGTTTTCAATAGCCCGAGTAAAGACCTCGGTGGCTTTAAAGAAGTCGTTGATCCACACGCATTCGACAATGTGGACTTATCAGACGTCTATATGGTTTCAAACCATGATTTTAGCCAAGTTTTAGCCAGCACCAAGGCCGGCACCTTGACCTTAAAAGTGGATGATAAAGGCTTGCGGTTTGAAGCAACCTTACCCGATACGACCACAGCCAACGATGCCTATAACAACGTCCAAGCTGGTAATTTGTCAGCCATGAGTTTTACTTTCAATGCTGCGCCAGACGGTGACACATTCACTAAAGACGACAGCGGGCAAGTTATCCGTACCATCAAGCAAGTAAAGAGCTTGTTTGACGTCTCACTGGTAGCTATTCCAGCTTATGACGATACCAACGTCCAAGTGGACAAACGCAGCTACACCGAATGGCTTAAAACTAATACTGAACAACCAAAAAAAGGAGACAAAACCATGACCGAAAAAACAATTATCGACAACAAAGAACATACCGAATCTCGCGCTTACGAAGACTACATCCGCAGCATGGGCGAACAACGCGACGGCTTAACGACAACCACTGCTGGTGCAGTCGTTCCTAAAGAAGTAATCAACGACGCCTTTGATTTAAAAAAATCTGATTACGATCTGGCTAAATATGTCACTGTAAAACAGGTCGGTACCCCAGTCGGCACATATCCGGTTGCCCTCACTAACAATGGTATCTTAGCCACCAAGGCAGAACTCGCAGACATTTCAGAGATCAATGCAACCCTATTCCGTGGTGTTGACTACAAGGTTGCTACCCGTGCTGGTAAGATCTATCTGTCTAATGAACTGGTAGAAGATAGTGAAGTTGATATTGTTGCCGAGGTTAAGGATCAGCTCAAGAAGCTGGTACAAAACACGGACAACAGTAACATTATCAGTGTTCTGACTGGCAAGTCCACTACCGGTGATAACTTCAAGCACCTCACTGGTACTGGTCTCGATGACCTCAAGAAAACCTTCAATATTGAGTTGGACCCAGCACTGTCCTTGTCTGTTATCGTCAATCAGGACGCTTTTAACTACCTTGATACCTTGAAAGACAGCGAAGGCCGTTACTTGTTACAACCGTCCATCACGGCACCATCAGGTAAGCAACTGTTCGGGGCGCCGGTGATCGTGGTTGCTAACAAAGTATTGCCGACTGCTAAGGTTGGCACCTATCAGATCATCATTGGGGACTTTTCTCAAGCGATTTTCTTAGCCCAAAAGAATGAAGTTAATACCCAGTGGGAACGCTTCGATAGCTATTCTCAGGGCTTGGCTGTTGTCATCCGAAACGACTATAAAGTGATCGATCCAGACGCTGCCCGAATCGTTGACATCACACCGGCAAAGGTCTAAGCGCATAATTTAGTAGGGGGGTGTGCCTTAGGGTACGCCCCTATTTTTATAAGGAGATGAGCACATGACTGTCACTACTGATGACATTAAAAATAGCCTGCGTGTGCAGACTAATACCGATGATAGTTTGATCAAAAACTACCTGAAAGCGGCACAAGACTATGTTCACAATGCCGTTGACAGCACAGCGAAAATTGACGCGTTACAAGCATACTCACAATTTGATATTGCTGTAGCCATGTTGACCGAATTTTGGTATCAGAATCGTGGAGCAGTTAACACAGCAAGCCAAGAGCCACCTTATTCAGTGGTTAGCATGATCCAGCAGTTAAGAGGACTGTTTACGGCAAACGTATAG